AAGCCTGCCATTAAACCCAATGGCGAGCGCGTTATCTTTCCTCTTTGGCAATACGCCACACTTGGTTGGTGACATCGTACTTGTTGGGCGCTCAGATGATGAGGGCTACGACACAGACCTGCCCGACTTTATCCTCACACTGGTGCGAAACATCAGTGCCAAGCAGGAGATTAACGCATAATGTTTAAACGCATAGTCGCCATCTTCCTCATTGTCACCGCAAGCGTGGCAATAGACGACAGGTTCTTTGACAAATCCCATGTACCAATCTCGCCACTGACGGATAACGCACACATCAGTGGCACGGTGGTAGCCTTCTATGAAAATGAATACCAACGCTACGCAGTAGACATGCTCACACAAATGGGCAAACTTGAACAGTGGTCATGCTTGTACACACTATGGACACGCGAATCAAACTGGAATCCACGGTCATTGAATCGTAAGTCAGGTGCCTATGGCATAGCACAGTTCATGCCAGCAACTTGGAAACTTGTAGGGTTTAAACGCACCGATGATGGTTTCGTACAGGTAGAAGCAGGGCTGGCATATATCCAACGCAAATACGGTGGCAATATATGTAAGGCGCTCGGTTCAAATCTATCAAGAGGGTGGTACTAATGACTGAATATCAGGAACTTTTAGAGGGCTTAAAGAAGCACCTCATACTAAGTGGGTTAACTTTTAACGCAGAGATACCCACTGACCCAATAGTTACAAGACCAGTACGCGTTGAGGTATTGGTCGCCACAGTAATGGAGTATTTAAATGGCGCAGGATACGCAAACACAACCAAGGTTTCATAGAATCAGAAAGGTCTTGCGTTTAAATGACCGTGTGTATTACACGCTTGTGTACAACGCAAGGAATTTTGAGGAAGCCAAGTGTTTTGGTGTACCAACCGAAGTGTTTTACCCAGTCACGGATAAGTTCACTGCCGAGGAGGAGCGATATATCCGCGACAGAGTATGCGGTGGCTGTCCAGTCCTTGAAGCGTGTGCCGAGTGGGGGTTAGCCCATGAACGCTACGGAATATGGGGCGGCATGACACCCGTAATGAGAGAGAGGGTACGCAGACAACGCAAGTGGGGATTGACAGACCCGCAGTTGCGCGATACTCAAAGATAGAATAAACTAAGAACAAGAAGCACCCGCACTCCTTTCGTCAGGGTATGTACTCCAGTCACATAACGCGGGTGCTTCTCTCTTTTACAAATTAAAATTAAAGTTTATGAAAATTACGCATCAACATAAATACTTCATCAGCAAGGTCATCAAGAGAGCCATCGTTATACACAACTCGTTTAAACATGTGATTGTCTAATGCGCGTTCACTTACATGGTCATTGACTGCGCCATGGTTATGTCTGTTTATACGCCACACTTCACCACCGCGCTCCTCAATCATGCGTGCTTCGTTAGGGAAGCGAACATCAGGGATAACAATGCGCTCATCAGTGTCAATCTGATTGAACAAACGCCACACCCAAACATCTTGATGGATTAACTTGCGACCAACTTCGGTACCCATAACTTGTAGTAGTCGGCGCACTTCATCTTTAGCCTTTGCTACTTCCCAACCATACATAGTAACTATCTCATTTAAACGATGACCGTCATGCAAGATGGGGTTGAGTGCAATCAACGCTTCTCGTATGCCATCAGCGAACGCCATGCGTTTAAACTTATAGTTCAATACAAGTAACTCAGCAACTGTATCTTTACCACTGCGGGCGTACCCACTTAATCCAATAATCACTCTTGCTCCTCCTGATTTCTTATCTCTGCTCTTGCTTCGGCATTACTGCGAACACGCCTACGACCACGCCACATCGGTGCTTCGCCACCTAATCTGTCTTGTAGTTTAGTAAGCGCCCGCTTGACACGCTTACGCATGGCTTCCTCTGTTGTACCGTAGGATTCAGCCAGCGCACCAAACTCCATACCACCATTGGCATAGCGCATACGAAGCAAGTCCTGGTCTGTCTTGTTTAAACGGTCTAGTCCTGCTGCTACATCTGACAGCAGCGCAATGCGATTGCCACCCTCTGATGGTTTAGAACTGCGAGAGATATATTCACTACTCATATCAGGAGTGTCAGTCCACCCCTCATGAGTCCACACATCACGCAACAATTCATGAAGCACCTCATGTGTGTAGTAAAAACTATCAGCGATGGGTGAACGGGATAGATGCGAGCGCTCTTTGGCAACATACTTTTGCGCTTCATTGTAGAAAGTTTTGCGCAGTTTAAACTTTAAACTTTCTTCTTCTGTCCATTGCTCTATCTTGTGCCAGTGTTCTAATGCCCACAAAGACAAGTGCTGGTACACATCATCAGTGGTTACAACGCCACGATGCATACGATTAGAACGCGTTGCAACTTGACGGGCTACCCCATAAATAGTTTCCCAAACTTTATCTTGGCTATCCATCTTTTGGTTCTGCTTTCTCGTTCTTTAGTTTACGCATTGCCATGAGTAAATCATCAACGGTTATGAGATAACCCTTGCTCTTATTCGGTGGAATCTCGCAAGTAATCTCCCGACCAAACTCTTTAACTGCGTACAACACATGCGAGGTTGGCACCATGAGTACGCCCTGCTCTAGTACAAACGCCCAGTAATCTGCCTCAGTCACCATCACACCCGATGGCTCCCAAGATTGTGACTTCATGTACCAGCACTCTACTTCTACATAGAGATTGTTAGTAACCCACCATTTTCTATCTCGCTTTACTTCTACCTTCTTGCCTTGGGTTAGTAGTTCTTCAACTAACTGCTCACCCTTGCGCCCGTATCCAAAGTCCAAATCAAATGATGAGTTCTTTGCCACCGTTTAAACACCTACTCGTCTGCGTAATCCCTCTGCTCCTTCGGCAAGGAACACATCATTAACATCGCAGTTGTCAGGCATGAACACGGGGAATACATTGTCCAATTCTCGTGAGATAGTCTTAGCCATCTCTTTACCTGCGTTGTCACCATCACAAAACAACATAATCTTTTCCCAATCCGCAAGAACACGGGAGTAAAACGGTTTCCAGTTGTTGGCTCCAGGGAGTCCAACGGCAGCGAATCCAACTTGTGTGGCAATGATTGTGTCTAACTCACCTTCACAAATCACAAGCATGTCAGCATCTCTATCCAATGCTTGAACATTGAATATGTGTGTGCTTGCGCCTGGTCTTGACAGGTACTTTGGACCACTATCGTTGTTTAAACTACGAAAGCGTATGTCAATCACACCTGATGGAGTCAGATATGGGATAGCCAACTTACCAAGGTAAGGCTCATGCCCTGCTTCAGGATTCGCCACGAAGCCGAGGCGGAACATACGCGCCGTTGCCTCTGTTATACCGCGATTCGTCAGATATGGAAGCGCCTCGCTTAGGTTTCCTGCGTAGTTCTCCGTTGCTTTCGCCAGTAATTCCCTCTGCGATTTGGACAGCCTTGCCATAGTTAACGCCTTCTTTCTTCATGATGATTGAATAGACATCGCCAGCCATGTCACAAGCGAAACATCTAAACCCACCAATATCAATGTTTAAACGAGCAGATTTTACATGGTCATTGTGGAAGGCGCAACGCACTGATTGCCAACCTCCACGGTTAGTTGCAATTACAAATCCGTAGTGTTCAAGTACTTTAACAATGTCATGCTTAGAGGTTTGCGAGGACATCACTGAGTTTCTGAACGACATACGCTTCACCAACTCCCTTGTTGCTTGCCTTGATAATCACCAGTGGCGTAGGCGCAACGGCTAGTCGTTTAGCAATTCGGTAGTTTTCTGCCTCAATCTCTGCCTCTCGTATCCAACCACTCAAGTCAATGCGACCATCACGCCGTGGCGCTTTGGCTTCAACAACATAGACACCGTTAACTCCTGGAACGAACACATCGCCAACATCATTGCGACCTGCACGAGGTAAACGCTGTGCGTTTAAACCGTTCTCCATAAACCAATCTGTTAAATCAATTTCCCATGCTGCGCCTCTACGCTTGTTCGCTTGCTGCTGACTCACGCTCTCTCCTCTCTGCTGCTTCAACTGCTGCCCAGTACAGGTTGTAGTACGCCTCATCAAATGCAAATCGTTTCATGTGCTTGGCAATGACACCAGTGTGGGCATGTACGGGTATGCCCGCAGCCTTGACTTTGCGGAAGAAGGCAATGTCCTCACCAATAAACTTTTCACCACGCTCGTTATTCTCACCAAACCAAAAGTCATCAGGGAACTTCTCGTTTAAACCCTTGAGTACGCTCTTGTGCATCAGCACTAAACCCATGCCAGCGTTATCAACCTTTACTACTTGGTTCTTAGGTAAAGGGTGGAGGTACTTAACCTCGTACTGGTTTCCAGTTTCATTGAATACACATGGCATAGGTTGCATCAAAGAACTTTCCATACCCTTGCTGATGAAATAAACACCGCTAACTATTGGGCGTGCCACTTTGTCAGCCGTATCCCATAGGGTCTTAAGCATCTCCTTGGTTAACACAATGTCAGAGTCAATCCATAACGCCCAGTCAGTGTTGACCTTCTGCCACATCTCTATGGCTGCTTGGCGTTGGCGTGCTATCTGATTACCTTGTACACGCACTGCGTTGTTAATGGGTACTCCAACGGTAGGTGCATGGATAAGTGTGTATACCAAACCCTCAGTGAACTTTCCATCAGTGTTACCATTGTCGCACCAAATGATGGACAGAGTTTCTTTATTACTATGAGCCATGTTTAAACCTCGCATCTGATTTATCTATGATTGTCATTGCATGTTCGGCTAAGTCTTTATATGACTCTGCCATGATTACTAATCGTTCTGCGATTTCTTTTGTACAGTCGGGTCCATGGTCCTCTCGGAGATGTCCAGCAAGTTGCGCCACATAGTCAGCAAACTGGAGTGATTCAAACCATGCTGCAGATGGGTTGAAGATTTTGCTTGTCGCTTCATCAACCAATTCCACAAAGTTAGGAAGTTCATCTAACAAACTATCCTTCAGTGCTTGGGGTATGTCCGACTTCGCTATCGCTTCCGCCACCATCTGTGGGGTTATTGAGAGTTCCTCCATTGAGAAGGGTGGTGTGTTCCTCTTGAGTAAGTTCTTTAAATCTACCCGTTTCTTTTTCCTGCCAAACATAGGTTCTCCATCCAACTGTCCAAGTAAAGTTCTTAGGTAAAAACATCAACTGTGCTTTCATATCTGTAACCAGTGCTTTGGTAGGAACTACAACATCTTCACTGTCGTAAGTGCCAACAAGTTCACCCATGTTTTCAGCAATCTTTAATTCCCATTTAGAATTCTTCATCAAGTTCCTCGCTTTCGTAATTGTCAAAGTCAATAACAACATCAATGACTGCCATAGCAACGATGATTGCTACGCCTATCAGTAAGAACAACGAGGTCAGCATTGCGATAACAAACTTCACGGTGCCACCAAGTCCTTAATCTGCATACTCGCAGGGTCATAAGCAAGCCACACAGGTGTAGCGCCATTGGCATCGGCGGGTCCGTATCTATTTTTAACCGCACATACACCCATTGATGCAAGTTGTCCGTGTACGGTGAGTATCAGAGAAGGGGTCTGAGCAATTTTGCCATGCAACGCAGAGCGTGGCGGGCAAGGATTACCATTAACACCTTCACTTGTATGGTGACAAACAACAACAGCAGCGCCAGTATCTCTAGCCCACCACTTAAGTTCACGCATGAGAGTGCGCAATCCGCCCCACTCATCTTGTCCATCAATGGTTACATCTACTGCGTTATCAAGCACGATGAGTTCAACATCTCTACCTAAGCGCTCGCGGGCTGCAAGTACTGCATCCTCTACATCTTTAAGCGATGGTGCTGAATCAAACTCCCACATGATGTGGTCAGCAGGCTTGAGCATTTGTGCTGCCCACTCTCTATCTGCTTCCATCATGGGTTCTACTTCGGCTTGTGTTCTACCAGTTAACATCGCAAGCAAACGCAAACTCATAGTATGTGAGTGAGTATCTGCAGAGATGTATAGCGTTGGTACTTGCACATGCACTGCAAGTGACAGAGCAAGTGTTGATTTACCAGCCCCTGGAGGACCAGCAATCATGCTTACCTCGCCCCGTCTAAACGCTATCTGCTGCTCAAGCAGAGAGCGCCACACTGTTGGCAGTGTTGCACCCCCTGCTGATGCAGTACGGATAGCGCGGGATAGGAGGCGCATTGTTTATACAGTCACCTTGTATTGGCAAGCCTGACCCTGTGGTTTAGGGCAAGCATAGAACGCCTTGTATGGGCGACCAGTTGACTTAGCAATACCTGCTGGTACGAAGCGCATTGCTCCACCACCGCAAGAGCAATCAGGTGCGCCTGCTGCTGGTGCTGGTTGTACTGGGCGTGGTGCTGCAGTTGTACCTTGTACTGGTACTGAGTTAGGGAAAGCATCCTTAACAACTGCCATACCTTCAACAGTTTTCTCAAGGTCAACCAACGCAGCAAGGCGCTGTGTTAGTTGGTCAAGTAGTAGGTCAAGTTCGGCACCATCTTGGGCGCGAAGGTTAATCAACATTCCATCTTTCTTGGTCTTAAAGTTGATTTGGATTGGTGAGTTTTCACTCATTGTCATCTCCTAGTTCGGGGTATTTATGTGATTCGGAACCATTAACTGCATAGCATGCGTGATTGACAGAACATGTACCACACATAAATCCTGGCTGTGGGATAAAGATGTTGTTGTCTACCGCAGTCTTAAAGCCTTTAACCTGTGAGGCTAGTCGGCGTTCTGTGTAGTGTGAAAGGTCTACTGGCTCAGTTAACTCACCAGTACGAGCCATGAAGTAAGCACCCTTGACAGGGCGGATACCCATAGCCTTCTCGCACATAATCGCGTATGTGCCTAATTGGGTATAGGTAACTGGTGGCTTGCTTGAAGTCTTGATGTCAACGACTACAAGTTCCCCATCGGGAGAAACCATAAGTCGGTCAAGAAAGCCCTTCATTAGGACTCCACCAATTTCTACATTGAGTTCAGTTTCAATGGCTGCTTCGCCACCTGATAGTAGGTACGGTTGATACCCGCTATCTTTACGAAACTGTATCCAAAAATCTAACATCTTGGGTCCATTGTCCACCCACCATGAAGCATCCTCTTTGTTGGGATACTGCTTGGTAGCCCTGCCACCAGCACGGAACGGCATGCCGTTGTCAGCAAGACGGTAGTTATCCTCCCACTTACCTAGGAAGATTTGTCGTAAGTCAAAGTCGCC